ACACAGCGACTCTCATGTATCTCTGAGACACTTAGTCCCGATAACGTAGATATTCCCCGTAGAACTAAATTTGAGAATGGGAAGCGCCTACCTCATAGCAAGGAGCCTCTTTTTCTTCAAATCCAGAAGTACAACAAGGCTCCAGGCTTTACGGCTGACAGAAAGCTTTTTGCCAAAGCTATTGCAGAAGTTATTCACTCGTATAAGCTGCGCATCAAGAAAACGACTCCGTTGGCTCTACTCACAGTAAAGCAATGTTTAAACGGTGTGCGTGGTGGTGCCCTCGCCGGATTTCAGAGAGATACCGGCGCCGGTCCCACTTTACGCGCGAAGTTTAATATCATAGCAAAAAAGGACGTACTACATCAGGTGCGTGAGGACCCCCCCATCCACGTCCTAGCGGATAATGCCGCTGGCCGATGGGTGCAAAATGAAGTGTCTGAAAAACTCACTTCTATCCTGAACGGTGTACCTGTCGTCTTGTTAACACGCGCATGCAAGAAAGTAGAGAAGATCGACAAGGAATCATGGGCAAAAGCTAAAGTCCGCCTCTTCACCGAGTGCGATTTCGCTGATAACATTCTCCTAAAGATTCTTTTTGGTGAAATGCAGAGCGAGTTGGCCTCCGCCGACGGTACGCCTCTGCTGTTAAACATGAACCCATACACTATGCCTAACACTGTAGCAGAACTTATGGGATACAACTTGGACAACCTTGTAGGCACTGACATCTCTTCTATGGACAAACACTTTCCAAGGGAGCTTATTGTCGCTTTCGTGCAGGTTGCGGGTGCCTTGTATGGGTGGCCGCCGGCAGTCCAGCGCGCAATTGCGGCCACACTGATGTTTCCACTCCAAAACTTCGAAGGAGACGTTTTCACGTCGCCGTGTGGCAATTTGTCGGGGTGGTTTCCAACTGCCCTAATGAATTGCGTCGCACAGGAATTAATGGTCGCATACGATAGACTCAAGAACCTGATGGGTGCTGAAGCGCCCTTCGACATCCTTCGCATTCCGGCCGAGCCGTATGCTATTTTAGGTGATGATAAGATCCAACGCCTTACTTCAGGGCGAGCTGCAGCTCAGGAACGAAGCTACCTTGAGTGTGGCTTCGTTATGCAGGCTGGTAGCAAGTTACAAGAGAAGGAAGAGCGTTTTTGCTCTCGATGCCTTTACAAAGAGAATGGCAAATACTACGGGGCTTTGAAACTCTCCGCAATATCTGGATTGGTCTATTTTGCCTCATCGAGTGAATTAGAGGCAATTACTCCTAATTTCTCGTTGGCATTATTTGAAGCCGCATTACACCAAGACCCTGGCGTATACAACAAGACTCTTGTCGCTATTAAATTTGTCGCAGACCGTAACGGAATGCAACTGACTGAGTTGGCTTCGAGGGAGCGTTACCGCGAACTGTATGATCAATACTGTTCGGGCTTGGCTTCCGTACTCAGTTTCTGCGGCCACAGGCCAGACATTTTAAGTATACTGGAACACTGCAAAATGGGCGACAACGCACGAATGGCACTGAACCAATACGCTCAACAAACGAAACAAGTCCCTCCGCACCTACAATCCGTAAAGATGGAGGGCCCGGCCCACTCTCCGAGTTGGACCGTTGACCTCGCCTTCGCAGGTAAGACCTACGTTGGCACGGGCGAAAGCAAATCCGCAGCTGCTGAAGTTGCCGCCAAGGCGGCCCTTGAGGAGCTGCGTGTAATACCAACTATGAACCCTACAAACGACGACGTAGTCATTAACAACGAAACTACAGCCGTCATTACGGCGGTTCCTAACGGCTATAGAATTGACGTTTCTCGTACTGAGAATGGCATTTCTAGGCCTGAAATGGTCTTGTACCGTAAGTACATGACCTTTGCGAAACGAGCCGCGAAACATCCTGGCGAACAACGCATCCTGGACCTTTTGGCTGCTGCACATTTGCAGTTCGCTGGAAAGATCGGTGGTAAGGTGTGTGTCTGGATTGACGACAAAATCGCGCCCCCTCTAAAAGACCATACACACAATGGCATTCGCTATAAAACAGACGAAGAAGGAACTGCTTATGTGCTTAGCACAGTGATGCAGCAACTCAACTATAGCACTGTGGTCGGCGCACTGACTCAGGCCGGAGGCACTCCAGCTCCTGAAGACCACCGTGTCTACTATGAGCTTTCTGAAGGCCCGTGCATGGCAAATGACACCCCCATACAACCTGAGAATGTACAGCAAGCCACTATGAACACTGGAGCCTTGACGATCCCACAGATGTCGAATCCACAACCATCCGGACAAGCACCCAGCTTGGCCCCTCCGGCAGAAAAGGTCGTCTCCGCACTTGAGGGCGTTCAGTCTGAGACTTTGAACCCACTTGGCCCTCCCAACATGTTGGCCGTGGGCGCTGTGTGCTTTGACCTCAAAGACCTGGTTTATTCACAATTCATGGACTGCGACCAGCAGTTCATTGTTACTGATGACACACCGGCAGGATCCGTATTGCTACAGATACCATACGACCCGTTGGGTGAATGGGTTAATCCATACATCCGACAATATGTCTCACAACACGAGCGTTATACTGGAACCTTAGGATTCCGTGTGACGATCGTAGGAAATCCGACATTTTCTGGTTTGATCGGCATAGCATGGCAGCCTCGCCGGGTTACCACTCCCACCGTCAACGTTTCTGAGATGCAGAAGTACTCCTATTATGGAGTGACTGTTGAGCTTCCCTCAAACAAAGTTATCTGGTTAAATGATGCTAGGCAGAACCTCTTTTGGCGTTCGACGCTAGACGTATCTGACGTAGACTCCCGTCCCCACTTGGTAGTCTTTAACTTACTGTCTCTTGTATCACCTTTAAGAGAGGGAATTCAGACTCGTCTCCGAATTGCGTCTAAGTTGTCTAATGGAGGTGTCGACGATGGCATCGGCAGAAATGCCTTCCAGGTATCGCTGCCTACTATCTTTTCAAGTTCCGCGTCTTCTACGCGAACAGCACTTAATTCTCAGGCAACGCGCTTGGCCGATTTGATACCCGAGTTTTCGGGAAAAGAGGTCTTCATGTGCACAGACGGAACTGCCTACTCGTACGCTAATGGTCCTGAAAAGGACGCTCCAAGCGGTGACATTCTTGACCCCGAAACCCGCACGTATGGGGGGCTTCACGACCAGAACAAGCTCTTCAGTCAGATTCCCGGTCCTGATGACAGTTTCAACAACCAAGATTTTGGAATCTTTGGCATTGGGCGGGACTATGGTTCCGACTCTGCTCGCCAAGGTTTTAATGTCTTTTCGTTGGTGCTGCCTTCGTCTCCAGCAGTAGATGTGTCGACGTCAGAGGCTCCGCAGACGATTGTCGCCTGGTACGAGACCAATAACTTGCCTGTCTCAGTGTACGAACGTCTTGTTACACGCATATTCGAGAAGGTGGAAGGACCCGCTACTCCCTCCCAGGTGTTCGATACTTTCATAAACAACATCTCTCGGCCTGCCGTTATGACGGACTTGGGTCTCCTGTCAATTCTCACTGGACCAGCTGTTTCAGCTGCGGACAACGAAGAGTTTGCCCCCCCAACGACAATGATTCAGAATATTAACTGGCCACAGTTTGCCTCTCCTTCTGGCACAACACGATACGGCTATGCGTTGACAACCGAACACACGACTTCATACAGGGGGATAAAACTTGTTTTTCGCCAGGGCATGATGTACATCTATCAAGTTCTGACGACAGCTCGGGTCTCTGTAGGGGATCGCGCCACTCGTGGGCCGACTGCTATCTCCCAAGGCTCGACACTACCTCGCGACACGCATAGCTGTGCTAGCAATCCCTTCTGGCAACTCGCTGTGCCCATGCCTCTACACAAAAATTTTCCTCCCTGGCTAGTTGAGGCTCAGATAACCGGAGCCTCGAATCCGCAACTCCCGGCTGGCTGGGCTCGGCTTTGCATTAGTCCTGTTGTGCCGAGTGTCGTGATTCCTACGTTCCGCGGCAGCACCATGCTGTCCAGCGCTAGCCTGGAGCGAGCCCTTGCCAGGCGGTCTACCGGCATTTCACCGACGCAGTGCCTAGCTTTCGACATTGTGGATCCTACGAGTAATCGCAGAATCTGTTCAGCCCGTTACTTACCCGAGTCCGGCGATATCGTGTGTTCTATACCGAACACCAACCAAAACAACGTTTACGCTACATACCCGGCAAATATCTCTGAGGCCCTGCTCAGTAACTTCGGACCCATCGAGAGGAGCAATGCTTTTGTGATTACTGACACTACCGATTGGTTGACTAGAAAGAGTACTGCCTCCCTTTCTCATTTCCAACGCGCCTCGCCCAAGGGCTCGGTTGATCTCCTCGACCAGGCTTTTGGCCTGCCGAGGATTTCCGACATGATTCCGAACGCCTCAATGGCGGCTATGATGGCAATGCAGATGGGCGGGGGCATGATGTCCGGAATTGGATCAGGACTTCAAAGTATTGCGAATCAAAAGCATGAAGTTAACCTACAACAGAACAAATTCGGACATGAGTCAGGCATGCTGGACAAAGCACATGGGTACAACCTTGAAAGAGATTCCCAGTCTCATTCCTTTAACCTCGAACGCGACTCCCAAAATCATATGTTCGAACTCGAGCGTATGCTTGAAAACTTTGGGTATACGAACCAACTACAAGCTCAGCAATTCCAACATAATTCGGACATGTCGCGACAAAACTTTCGACAGCAGCAATCTATGATGTTTGCTAGCTCCCCAAATCGTGCTCTTCTCGAGGGCACCACTCGTGGACAATCATTCGCATGATTCATTTCGTTCCAATTGACCCGGCGACGCATGCCGTGTGTACGATTGGTAACGTAACTCCCACCTTCATGGCGTACCTTTTTCTGATGCAATCTGATGAATTGCATCAAAGAAAGGTTCTCCTTTTCATTATATTTCGTTAGCTTTAGGTTTTATCAAATCCCTACGCCTAGCTTTGTAAGAGACTGCTTCGGCTACTCGTTACAATACGAAGGGCTTTGACAATCTTTACTACATATTTTCATCAGTTCACATTTTCACACACATGACCATTCCATTGACCGTGGCAGCGAACCAATGTGTACGATGGCTTCATTTCATCATTTCATATTTTCATATTCAC